GGTTAAACAAAAAAAAAGTCGTTAGACTTTCATTTAATAAACTTTTAAGTTTATTTATATAATAATTTATTATTATCCTTTTTTTCAAAGCACAATGGGGGATGGCTAGGGTGTATTCATTTCTGAACAAAGGAAAAACATACAGAACAGCAGATAAAGATTTACAACCTATGAAAGGTGGAAGCTCAGAAACAAAAATGAATAATGAAAAATTATTGGAATCTTTAAAGGGTTATGCTCTGTCTGATTTAGATTTACAACACATATTAAACCCCGACACGGAAATTCATAAATATACTGATTTATACAATATTAAACATATTGACGAATTATTTGATTCTCTCGGAAGATGTATTTTATTATATTTAACAGAGGATGAAAACACGGGACACTGGATAGCTTTAATTAAAAAAAATAATACTATTGAATTTTTTGACCCTTACGGACACCCTCCCGATACTCAAAACGAAAATTTAAACATACCATATGAAAATAATGAAGCATTCGGGCAAAATTACCCTAAATTATTAGAATTAGTAAAAAAGGCTGGGTATAAGCTCAGATTCAATAACAAACCATTACAAAAAGAAGATTATTCAATAGCAACCTGTGGAAGACATACGGCAGCCAGACTATTATTTTATAAACTATCTTTAGAACAATATCACGAATTAATGGAAAAGCTGGAAAATGGAATAATAGACGATGCCGACGATGTCGTCACTAAATTAACTTATGATATATTAAAAAAATAATCCTTAGTCTTTTATATATGCTTTCAAGCTCATTAAATTTTAATAATTTAGACCGTCATAAAGATTACCAACATATTTATTATAATGTGGATATTGTTAATGCTAGAACTTCCGCTTCACAATCTGACCCTGTCGCATCATTTAATGAAACAAGAGACACATCAATTGTGAGTGATGCTTCCAAATATAAAACGTCTATTATTCGCTTTACAATGAACGGGATTAAAGACCTTCCATTATTTATTTCAATTATTGAAGAGGACCAACCAGACAGAAATAAAACAATTTATAAAATTTCAATCAAATCAGGTTCTACAGTTATAACAAAAAATATTATGTTTTCTCCTGAAAATTCTTATTTATCATTAGGTGCTCAATCTAATCAAAAACAAAACTTTACAGATGAATATTATTATGTCCATACATATAACCATATGGTGAAACTATTAAACGATACTTTTCAAATTTTAATTACTGATTATAATACAACTGCAGGTGGAAGCTTTGACCCTCCAACTATGGTTTATAATACAGATTCTAAAAAATTTGATTTCTATATACCATTTGACCGAAATTATGATTTATTTTTTGATAGAAATTTATATAATCTTTTTAGTAATTACCCAAGCATCAGAAATTTAAATGATGATAATTTATCATATCAGATTTTAGCAGAAGACCCATTAGGACTAAAAGAAGTATCATTAAAAGGTAAAAATTACTTAAAAATAGAACAGGAATACAACAGCATCGGCACGTTTTGGAGTCCGATTGAATCCATTGTTTTTACATCTAATATGCTTCCTATTGTTTCTGAGGGTGTCGCTCCCACTTCTGTTTATGGTAAATCTAATATTTCAACTCCCGTAAGTTCAGCTACTAACTTTGAACCAATTATTACAGATATAGCATTAACTCTCGATGATGCTTATAATCATAAAGAGTTTATTTCCTATATTCCTACTTCTCAATATCGGTATGTTTCCCATCTCTAAGGAAAAACTTAATATTTTATAATCTAAAAATTATTTTATAAAGTCTTAAATATATGACAAGTATTGAAAATGTAAAAATACTGGATTCTAGAATCGTTCAAACTCAACCACTTTTCGCCGTAAATGAAGGAGCAGCCGAAATATCAAATGTGCCCTTTTCTGCCAACAATAGCTCAGCAAGCAGCTTAACCTTTAATATTAATGTTCCCTCAAATAATTTATTTGTAGATAGAACTATGAGCATTTCCGCCACTGTTCAAATGGCGGTAGATGTTAGTATTGATGCTTCAGCTGGTGCGGAATTCCCACTTTCTCCTGTAAATGATGGAGTGCCATCTTATATTCAAATGTTAAAATTTGGGTCAAACTGTGCTCTGCCCGCTTTCCCTCTACAATCTCTAATGAATACCCTTTCAGTTACTATAAACAATGCTACCATTACAACTAATATGAAAGATACTATTTATGAATTACTAAGATTAACTAATATGACAAAGAATCACCTACAACGGACAACAACCACTATGTTAGATAAATACGCAGATTATAATTTATCAAATGAACTGGATAACAACCCACTACACGGATTCGGAAAAGCTCTTGAATCTGATAATGTGCCAAACGGTGCTTTTTCTAATGTTGTATTTTGTGATGCAAACGGTAACCTTGTTGATGAATCTACTTATGCTTATCCAACAGTTGCACCAGTTGGTAATAAATTAACACAAACTATTTATTATAAAAACACCGTGACAGAAAAACTGCTTCTTTCTCCTTTCATTTTTCTCTGAAGAACAAGACGACGAGGTAGGATTATACGGAATTACTACTATTCAAATTATAGCTAATATGGGCGATGCATCAAGAAATTTAAGAATATATAATAATGACCCCGTTGTTGCTTTTTCTAATGTAAGGTTTAACGGTCAAAATCCTTTCAAGTCACCTATTATTAATGCAGTATTTAGGACTCCTTCTCTTTCAATTCCTCTCCCTGAACAATCAGTAGTGCCATTTTTAGAAACTCCTAGATATATTTCAGCTAACAATAATTTAACAATCGCACCAGGTGCCACCCAACAGCTCCAAATGTCAGGTATTACCCTTACACAAATACCCGATATGCTTTTAATTTATGTAAAACCTCAACAAATGGCTAATAACTACGGTGATTTTTATTTACCCATTGAAAATATCTCAATGATGTTTGATAATAGAAGTGGTATTCTTTCAAGTATGACCCGGGAGCAGCTGTTTGAAATGTCCGTTAAAAATGGTCTTAATATGGATTATAACCAATATTTAGGGTCAGCATATGTTGATAATTCTTATAATAAAGTTCCGCTTGTTGGTGGGTTTTTAGCGCTTCGTTCTGGAATTGATTTCGCTCTTACCTCAGGCAGTGCCTCTGGATTAGGTGGGAATTACAATTTACAATTTAATATTACCTGTAAAAATCAGCTTGGTGTTCCTATTGTGAATCCTTCCCTTGACTGTGTCGCGGTAAATTCTGGTTTCTTCATTTTCTCTGGTGGTTCTTCTCGTTATTCTACCGCTCCTTTAACTGAAGCAGATATAATTCAAGCTCCTCTTATGGGAACTTCTCAAGAATTAGGGCGAATGGTTGGTGGCTCTTGGTGGAATAAAATTGGAAGCTCTATAAAGAATTTCTTCACTCATCCAACAGTGAAAAATGTAGGGAAAGAAGTTTATAAAACACTTTCTAAAGAAGGTAAGAAACTAGCTAGAAATAGCGGAGATGCTCGCCTGGCTATGGCTGCAAATGTCGCGGATATGGTAGGGTTAGGCTCTCAAACTGGCGGCAGGTCTACTGGTGGAAGACGAGGTAAGCTCTAATGTAAAACAAAAATAAACAATAAAAAAAACTTTAGTATAATTACTATGTATTATTTTCTAATGATTAATATATAATAATATGTGGAATCCACGATTAAATAGATATGAATTATCGGGCGGTATGTGTAATAGATACCCCCAATTTAATAACGATATAGCCCGATTAGAAGATATTAGAAATTATTATTCGGTCGCTGGTTATCCTTCCGGGACTGTTTCAAATATTTCATCTAATTCTAATGCTTTTATCCCTGCTATGATTACACAAAATAAAACGGATGCCTTACAAATACCAAAACTAAATAGTATTGATAATTTTCAACTTTATTTTGATTCTTTTTTTAAGATACAATCAGCGACAAATTTAAATTTTGAGGTGTGTCTATCTTATTTTGATGATGAAATGATCCACCTCGGGAACTCTGTATCTTTCCCTATTATAAACGACGATGAAGATATAGACATTGAAATTAAAGCGGTAGGTTTTAATTTTCCAAAAAATACAAAATATGTTTATTCTAGTTTTAAAAATAATAATTCACAGTCATTAAAAGTTATTTATAATTATGCCACATTGTCCTTAAAAGTGAGCAAAGAAGAAAAAGATGAAAATTTATTAAAAACCGTTGAAAATCCTTTATTCGTTTTATTAGGTGGTCTTGGTGGAACTCCAGCACCTCAGCCAATACCTCAGAATTTAACTTTAAACACTTTAACATTAAATGATAGTTTAACAATGAAAAATGGGAATAATTCGGGAGTATTTGGTTTAAATTCAGATGGTGATTTTCAATTTAATAGTGGGAACATTAATATGTTCACGAAAAGTATTAAAAATATAGCTTATCCCTCAGAAGCTCAGGATGCTGCCTCTAAAAATTACGTTGATACTCAAATTATAGCTATACCTAAACCAAATATGACTGAATATTTAAAAAACTCTGGAGATAATACATATTCGGGTAGTTTAACTATTGACGGTCAAATAAATTTAAATTTAGAAGATAAGATACAATTAGGACAGAATAATTTTATTCAAACTATAAGCAACAATGATGTTGTGATTTATAAAGGTAGCCAGTTTTTAGCTCTCAATAGTGAAGAGACATATACAAATCAAAGGCTAAATATGAATGGGAACGCAATTAATGGACTTTTAGACCCAATCTCTAAAATGGATGCTGCCAATAAAAACTATGTTGATAATATGATTCAAAATATACCATCTGGAGGTTCTGAAAATTTGAATTTAAACACATTGTCATTAAATTATTTACAAAATAACGGGAATAATAACGGAGTTATTTTTTATGATAAAACAGTAAATAATTATCCGTTGTTTAATGTAGGTTTTTCAAATTTAAGCAGTAATGATTTTCAGGTATTTGCTTCAAATAAATTAACCGTTGGATGTAATCAAAATTATATAGAATACCAA